CGTACCCTTCCAGCGATTTAATCGAGTCAGCGGTGTGGTTCTGCATACCTTGGAAAATAATCGCACCATCGCCCTTTTTGGACTTGATGACCGAATCCTGTACGGCAAAGTATGCGCCAGCGTTCATGGCCTCAATTTTTGTCTCCAGCAACCGCTTGACGGATTGGTTAAGTGACTTCTGTATTTCCCGCACGCAAACGCTTCTGCGCTTTTGGTCAAGGATGTGGCCTTCAATCATTAACTCGGCAAAGGTGTGGGACTTGCCGCTTCCTCGCCCACCCCATGCGCCCTTATACCGACTGGGTTCCAGCAAAGGCAATGCCCACTCAGGGGTTTGAATTTGCAGGGTTTTACCCATTTTTGATAACTACACGCTCAATCTTGGTGAACTCCAGCGGCACACCGTCTGCGCCAGTTAGCTCATGCTTTTGGGTTTCTGCCCATCGCATCTGAGTCTTTGACCACCAAATAGCCGCAGTCGTGTCGCCTGCCATTACCTTTTGGAATAGCGTCTTGCCCACTTGAGCGTTTGCTTTAGATTTGCCGCTTACCAGCTCTGAACTGAAATGCGCCCTCAGTGTGTCAATGTGTATGCCATCACGCACCAGTGCGCCAATCTGCTCAATGGGCAAGCCGTAGCCTGACAGTGCTTCTACCTGTTTGCGCTCGGCAGCAGTCGGCTCAAAGGCTGGTCTGCCAGCGCCTGGTCGAGCGCCACCTTTGTTATGTGGCTTTTCAAGTGTGGGTTTTTCAATGGCTTGTTTCTTGCTTCTCATGCGTAACCTCCGCGAAAGGTTGTCCAGTTTCTGCGTGAGTTGCTATTTTACCCGTGAAATCTTGCCAACGCTTAACTATTACATCGCAATACTTTGGATCGAGTTCCATGCTGCGATTGATGCGGTTTGTTTTCTCACAGGCAATCAGGGTGCTGCCGCTACCGCCAAATAGGTCAAGAACTGTATCGCCTACCTTACTACTATTGCCAAAAGCACGTTCAGCCAATTCAACTGGTTTTTGCGTTGGGTGATGTTCATTTTTTGGGCATCGCTTTATATCCCAAACACTTACTTCATTATTTGGCCCAGCCCAATACGGTGCATGACCTTTCTTAAAACAATATAAACAAGGTTCATGCTTTGATTTGTACTGTGCACCAATAGCTCCAAACTGCGCAACATTCTTATTCCATATTAAAGTATTTCGCACCTCATAACCCGCAGCCGTAACCGCAGCCGTAACCGCAGCCGACTTGCTGTCACTAAACCACAAATAAACTGCTGCCCCATCTTTTGATGCCAAGTAAATAATTGGCATTACTCCATCATATATTTCTGGAGTTGCGTCATTTTTTAGTTTCTCGCGCCTTTTTCCCTTTACCGCATGACCGCCATCATAATTCACACCATAAGGAGGGTCAGTAAATACCATGTCGGCTTTCTGCCCGTCCATTAACTTATCCACCGCATCGATGCTGGTCGAGTCACCACACATCAGCCGATGCTTACCCAACAGCCAAACATCACCAAGCACAGTGACCGGCTGCTCTGGCACTTCAGGAACTGCATCCTCATCGGTCAGCCCAGCCTCAATCACCTCGGGCCTTAAGGCTGCAATCTCATCGGCTGTAAATCCAGTCAGGTCAAGGTCAAACCCTAATTCTCCAATCTCCTCTAACTCCAGCGCAAGCATCTCATTATCCCACCCGGCATTTAGCGCCAGCTTGTTGTCTGCCAGCACATAAGCCCGCTTCTTGGCCTCACTCCAGCCTTTTGCAACCATTACAGGCACTTCAACCATTCCCAGCTTTTGTGCTGCCAATGTGCGCCCATGCCCTGCAATAATGCCGCCTTGCTCATCCACCAGCACTGGTGTGGTCCAGCCCCACTCCTTAATGCTTGCCGCAATCTGTGCGACTTGCTCATCGCTATGGGTTCTTGCGTTTCTTGCATAGGGGATAAGTTTACTTATCTTCCACTTTTCCACCTTATCTGCTGGGTTCATGCGGTCTCCGTTAGTTTAGGTAAGTTTACAGGCCAATCAGCCTCAAGTGCCTTAATCGTTGCTTTGTGTGCATCCATCCACATTTTCTGTCGTTCTTCTTTGCTTAGGTCTTTGCCTTGGTCAACCTCGTAATGGCATTTCAGGCACAGCGCAGCCACTTGATTGTCATCAGCCTTGATACCCCTACCTTTGCCGCTGCCCCAGTTTGTGTGGGCTGCTTGGACCATGTGACCTGACCCACAGGCTTGACAATCAAGACTTGCTACCATCTTTAATAGCTTTTTGCTTCGAACGTAGGGGTGCTTGGAAATCATCATCTTGAGGGCATATTCTTTTGAATCAGCAAAGATTCCACGGCATCAATTAGACTCATAGATGCCTCAATATTGAGACAATACCCATTAACTTTGCAGTCCAGCCACAACTCGTCTTTTTCTTTTTCGGTTAACCATTCCCATCTAGGGGCTTCAACAACCGGGCCAAACATCTCCCTGCGTCCGCAAGAATTGCAAGTCCAAACCTGTCGATTACCGGATAAATCGTGTACTCGAATTACATCACCGCATTGGCACTGTCTCATTGATGACTCCTGTCTTGCATCCGGTTGGTTGCTTCCCTTGTTCGCCAAATTTCAACATCTAATCTTGCAGCCTCAATTTCCCAACGCAAAGTTTCTTCTTTTTCGATTGCCGCCGCTAAACCCTTGAGTAATTGCAAATATGCTGGGTCTGCATATGCTTCCCGTTCCTGTGCATTTGCCGCCTCATAACCCATCTCAAGTGCGTTTTTCATCAGCAAGGCTTTTTTGGATTTTCTGAATTCATCAAGGTAAACCCTTTGCGCCTTGGCTTCACCGTAAGCTGGGGCTTTGTCTCTAATCGTTTGGGCTGCTTCTTCGGGTTTCATTTTGCCTCCATGATTGCTACATCTACACCAGCCACCGCCGAATAAACTTTTTTCAGGTTCAATTCAATCACTTGGGTATCGTCAAGGTACACCGTGCCATTCATTGCATCCAAGAATGCTTTTGCAATATTATCGATGTCGGGTTTCTTTGCAGGGCGCTCAGAACCGCTTAAACAAGCCTCTGTGCGCTTTTTTGAGTATGACTGCGGCACAGGTAGCCTGATGTACAAAAACACGCTTACAGGCGCTTCTAGTGGCTTTTGTGTACCCATTGCTTTGCTGGCATACGCTTGAATTGCGGTTTCGTAATCAAGAGTGGCTTGGTCGGTGTAAACCTTTGTGAACTTTCCATGTCGGGAAAACCTCGGCCTGCCTTTGCCCTTGGGTTCCAGCGGTACATCAAAGACGATTGACATCATGTCGCTGCCTCTGCATCTCTGCAATCAAGGTATCTAGACCAGCCTGCCCACGCCGCTTCTTTATGCCCAGCTTCACACCCTCCCACCAAGCCTGTGCTTGCTGTTTCCCTGTTTCCTTCACTTTCAAGCGGTATCGGTGCAGCCATTCTTTCGCCTCGGTCTGGCTCAAGGTCTCCAGCATCTTGCAACGCTCGGTTGATGTCAGCAAGGCTAAATTCTTGGCCTTCCCGTCTTCGGTCAAGTAGGTTTTTGTGGTCATACATCAAAACACCTCATCATCTTGCCAGTGCTGGACTGGTGGCTGCGTGAATGTTGCCGCCGCAATATCTCTTGCAGTAGCTGGCTTTTTGTCTGACCATTGATGCTTCGAGCATTTTGGGGCTTCAATCTTCACCGACCAAGGATTTTGACAGCCAGGCACTGAGCATTTGAGTTTTTCTAGTTCGTCCATTTTGCCCTCATTTCTTTGAGTTTCCTTCTAGCTTCGGCAACCACTTCAGGGTCAACAGGTGTTGGCTTGTGTTCAAGCTGGGCTTGATTTGTTGGGATGTTTGGCCCTGCATTGCAAAAGTCTCGAAAAGTTATTGCGCTTGGCGGGAATTCACCCTTGAGTCGGTCAATGGCGTAGTCCATGCTGGGTCGGTAAGTTAAAAATCGCCCAAGCTGCTGTTTCCATTCTTGCCGCACAAGCTCATGGTCTACCCCTTCCCAATGCCTCAAAAATGCTGCCCCGTAAATTGCACTCATGCGACCAAAGGTGTAATCCAGCCCTTCGTCTTGGGTGCAATCATTATTTGAGTAATTTGACATTGCTTTGCCCTCCAAGTAATCCGCGTGTTAACCCATGTAGCACAGTTGCGTTGCGTTGTCCCGCTTTTGTCAAACCATTTTGCGTTTGTTTTTCAGCAACCCATGAGGCTTCAAACCCCTGCCAACCACGAGCACAACAAGTTTCTAAGGCTTGTTCTAAAGTTAACCCTGCTTTTTGCGATTCACGCTGAATAATTTTTAAAGCGGTTTCGGTAAAAGGTTTTTTAACTTTGTTTCTGATAACAATGAAGTCATCCCAAACTGATTGAGAAACACCAACAGGGCAAGCAACGTTAGTTGCTTTCTCTTTTATTGTTTTATGGTTGTTAGTTTTTGGTTTATCGTTTATGGTTGCCTTAGCGATGGGTTGCGAGTCGGTAGCCACTGGGTTCTTTTTGCGACCACCAAGGCGACCATTTGCCCTATTTTTCTCAGCCATTGCATGATATTGCTCAATGATTAATTCGCATCTAGCGTGATACCACCCAGCTTCAGTCAAATTAAACATATCATGTAAAACCGAATTAACCACTTGGGTATCCAAACGCAACCGCTTGGCAACCCACTGGGTATCCAATGGGATTAGGCTTTCAGTGTCGTAATACATATCCAATAATCGGCGGTATGCCAAATCTTCTTCATTGGATAAATGCGCTGTAGCGGCTTTGTAATCGCCTATATGGAATTGATAATAGTGCATCAAGGCCGCCAGTCTGCAAAGCCATGCACTTGCAAAACAAGGAATCTTTCGGTTTGGCAGTTTTTTGCAAGCCGTGTGGCTTCTTTTAATGCCGCATCAAATGAGTCTTGGTAACAGGTAAACCTGAACGACTTTGTTGATCTAGCTTGCCGCATAACGACAAACTTTAAAGCTATGTTTTCAAGGGGAATGTCGCCAATGGGTTTTGGCTTTTTGAGGGTGAGTGTTGCCACGATTTAACCTTACTGATGTCGGTTGCTGATACTGAAACACTGGCGGCAGGACGGTATCAGAATCGTCTTTTCGGGAGCTACCCTAGCCGTGTTTGATGCAATTATAAATCAATAACAGTTTGTGTTGCAATTATTTCCATAGCAACAGGTGGTGCAAGTGACATACCGACCATTTGCATAGTAGGTATGTGTTGAGCAAGCCGCCCAGACCATTGTCGTGCTGGCAGCAAACCAAAGTGCAATCAGTGCTTTTTTCATGTTTCCTCCGTTAAAAACCAATCAGGCTTCAAGTCCTTAAGCTGGCGCAAACGCAACTCAGGGATTTGTGCCTTCCACTGGCAGACCGCAGGCTTGCTGATGCCCAAAAGCCTCGCAAGCTCGCTCTGTGACCCTGCCAATTTGATAAGCTGTTCTTTTGTCATTGCGGCATTGTAACTTGGATTAACTTAAAAGCAACATTAGGGAAAGTCCCTATAAAAAACCCTTTACAGGCAGTTAACTTTGCTTAATAATGCACCCATGCCCCAGCAATTCCGCACAGGGTCTTTAAGGAAAAGCAAGATGAATGTAACTAAACAAATTCGCGGCAATTGCCAATGCTGCGGTCGCCAACAAGCTGTTGTTGGTGGCTTAATGTCCAAGCATGGTTACACAGTAAAAGAAGGCTGGTTTTCTGGTGTTTGCTCTGGTCGCAACTTCCCACCAGTCCAAGTAAGCCGCACCATGACAGACAAAATTATTTCTAACATTAGCGCAGAAATACCTGAATTGATTGCCAAAGCTGAAAAAGTAAAGTCTGGTGAACTTACTCCTAAAACTGTAAAAGTTCGGATGATGAGCAAAGAAGAAATCCCTTTTGAGCAAGGTGACCTTCGCCAACAAGCAGCCGCCAAAACCAATCTGGAATGGGCCTATCGCAATCGCGCAAGAGCAGGCCAAGAATTTATCAAGGCAATGACTGAAGTTGCCGATAAATACCACGGCACAGCATTAATTGAAATTGTTAAGTAAACCAAACGGGGCGCAAGCCCCACAAAGGAAAAACCATGTTTGACATTGAACACTACAAAAAACCAACCAACTGGGCAAATGTTGCCCTTTGGGTTGTATCCATTGCCGCCCTTGTGGTGGTTGCATTAGACATTTTTTACTGGAGGGCTTAATCATGTATGACGGTGAAGAAGGCGAATTTAGCGAATGGATTGATTCAGTTGGCGAGGTCACAGTTCAGTGGACTTGGTGCGCTGGAGATGACTGGGAACTTGACGGGTTCTTTGATGTTTTTGTTTTTCAAGGCAAGAACGACATTACCTATGACATCCCAAAAGATGAACTGGCTTGGTTAGAAGAACAAGTACCACTCTATGCTGGGTACGAGCCACCAAGTCGCCAGCGGGTCAGTCAAGTTATCAATGCGTACTACAACAAAACTTTTTAAAGGGAAAATCATGGAAACACCTATCGGTAAAAACATCGCTTCGGCATTTGTCAAAGCACAACGCGCCTTTGGCCCTGCGCTAAAGACCTCGACAAACCCGCATTTTCGTAGCAAATATGCTGATCTATCAAACTGCATTGAGGCTGTCATTGATGCCTTAAATGCCAATGGCATCGGTCTCATGCAACGCACTTACGAATCAAAAGACGGGGTAATGGTGGAAACAATATTTGTCCACGAATCGGGCGAGGTCATGGAGTGCGGCTTGCTTCATGTTCCAGCCGCCAAGCAAGACCCGCAGGGTTATGGGTCAGCATTGACTTATGCCAGGCGTTATAGCCTGCTGGCAGCAACTGGGTTAGCACCTGAAGATGACGATGGCAACAGCGCCAGCCGCCGCACAGAAATCAAGTCCACAGTGGATGAACACAAGATTGCTGACCTGTTGGCTGCGATGGATGAAGTGACCACACTTAAAGAGTTGCAGGAAACCTACAAAGCAGCCTACAAAGCAACAAATGGCGAACAGACATGGCAGACCAAGGTCATCGCCAAAAAAGATGCTAAAAAAGCACAGATTGAAGGTGGCAAATAATGGAACAAGGAACAACAGAGTGGTTTGCTGCCCGATGCGGCAAGGTCACCGCCAGTCGGGTGGCAGACATCATTGCCAAGACCAAAACTGGTTTCAGCACCAGTAGGGACAATTACATGGCGCAGCTTGTCTGTGAACGGATGACAGGCAAGCCAGCCGAGTCATTTAGTAACTCAGCCATGCAGTGGGGCACAGATACCGAACCATTTGCGAGAGCCGCTTACGAGGCCAAGGTGGACATTTTAGTATCTGAGGTAGGGTTCATTACCCACCCATCTATCACGATGGCTGGTGCGTCTCCTGATGGCTTGGCGGGGGATGGTTTGGTGGAAATCAAATGCCCCAACACCGCAACTCACATCGCAACCCTGCTTGACCAAAAAGTGCCCGAAAAGTACATCACTCAAATGATGTGGCAAATGGCCTGCACAGAACGCCCTTGGTGCGACTTTGTATCCTTTGACCCACGGATGCCCGAAAAATACCAAATATTCATTAAGCGTGTTAACTTTGACAAAGAACTTGTTGATTCGCTTGAGAATTCAGTCATCCAGTTTTTGGGTGATGTAGACCTAAAAATCCAACAACTTGAAAGCCTTGCATGAAAAAAATAAAAGACATCACCGTAGTTACTGGTTCTTACACCAACAAAAATGGCGAGGAAAAGAAACGCTATCAAAACATCGGGTCGGTGTTTGAAGATAACGGCAACCTCAAAATCAAACTGGATGTGATGCCGCTGCCCAAGGGTGGTTGGGATGGTTGGGCAAACTGCTACGACCCCAAGCCTTACGAGGGGAAACAAGCAAAGGAGTCTGAAGATGACATACCTTTTTAAAAGAGCAAGGTCACTAGACCCAGTGACCAGCCATGCAGCAGCCGAACAAGTTGACTTTGCAGGCCAGCACTTTGATTTGATTGTAGATTGTCTCCAGCGCTTCGGCGCTAGGGGCAAGGATGGCATCGCAGAGTTGACTGGGCTGGATGGACACCAAGTCGCAAGGCGCTTGCCTGAGTTGGCCAAGATTGGCTTGGTGGAGTTAACTGGTCGGGTCACCAAGTCCAAGTCGGGCAGGGCAGAACGTGAATGGCGGTTTGTGCCTGTTCAGCGGGAGTTGATATGACTTGCCCACCATGCACCAATGACTGCAACGAAGGTAGAGATTGCCCTGCAAAAAATAAACAAATGAAACCATACGGATATGTTTGGACAAAAGACAAACATTCACCTATGTTTTTTTGGACAGAATCTCCCGCAAAAGAAATTCTAAATAGTTTTGGCGGCGAAGTTGTGCCTGTGTTTAAATGATTGGCCGACTGCTGGTTGCTTCGCTTTGCGCTTGGCTTGGGTCCATTGGGCTAATTCCTGAATCACCCAAGCCGCCATTAACTTCTTTGCAACTTCAGGCAAAGGCTAAGATGCAGTCAATCAGCAATATGTGCAAAAAGCGCAAAACAAAAACCGTCAGCCGAATCTGCAAACGGTGGGAAAAACAACAGGAGGTTTTATGATTATGACAATATTTGCTTTGGCGATTGGCGCATTTGTCGGTATAGGTTCTTTAGTGATAATTGCATTTTTATTAGCGCACCTTGAAAATATAGATTAGACATTGCGCTCAAAGTGTGGGCAGTCAACAAGACTTTTGAAGTTTCCGCCCCATCGGTTTTTAGGGTGCAGGGTTTCCCAGTACGCACCAAGCGGGGCGAGAATTTCTTTGTCCCAAATGATTTTGCCATCTTTAAAAAAATTCAGATCAATTGCACAGCGCTTTAGGTGGATGCTGTTCATGGTCTTACTGCGACCCGTCTTAAAGTAAATGGCTTGCTGTTCAACTGTACGAGCAACTTCACCACCTGTAACCAAGAACCCTTGCTCTGTGGCGTATTGAATCAGTTTGCAGGCATCCAAAAGAAATGCGGCTTGTTCAGTATTGAGGCTCATTTTTTCCTCATTTCTGCAAGTTTCTCTACAGTCCTACCGCCAAAATAAGCACCCATAATCAGCATCCCCCAGTTGCCAAGCAGGGTTACGTAGGACTCGTTTGCGTTGTATCCATAGGCAGACATCATGGCAAAGAGAAAGTACCCTAAAAAGATGGCTATCAGGCTCATAGGGCGAATATTCTTTGACAGCCAAGAGTCGGAGGACATATCTGCCTGCCATCGGTCTGTGATGTTGTCAGCATCATTCTGTGCAGCCTTTGCCAACAGATCAAGTTCAGCCAATTCCATTTTGGCTTTTTCAATGCCCAGCTCAAGCAAGCGCTCTTCGTGTTCAAACTGCAACTGACGCAGATTGCTGACATCTTCTGCGCTTGGGTTGTCAGGTATTTTTACGCCAAGCGTGTTCTCAACCACTTCTTTGCCCTTGGCCTGAATAGCGCTGGAGAGTAGCGTCAATCCGTTTTGGGCAAGACTACCGAGGAGGGATGCGACTATTGGAATCATTTCTTTCCTTTTCAACTTGTCTACGCAATTTTTCCATCTTCTCAATTTGCCGCTTGGCTTCATGCTTGGCCTGCAACACATCCATGTACAGCATACCTAAAATAGGTAACAGCAACACTACAAGCAAACAAGCAGCCAGCCAGCCCATAACTATTTCCCAGTCTTGTGCAAGAGGGCGAGGAGGAGCCACATATACAGGAGGAATAGGAAAGTCGCCAGCAGATACGCTTGCCTTTCGCTTAAAAGACGCTCCTCTTCCTTGCGTTGCCATGATTCATCATCCCGCTTCTTTCTTGCTTTGTCCTGCTCAACTTTAATGACATCCCGCATATCAAAAACTTTGCTATACAAAGCCCCCATTTCTTTAGGTGCGCCATATACCATCGCTTCTCTTATCTCAACCTCTAACGCCGCCATCTGGTCTTGAGCCATTACCCGCTTCAAGGCGGCTTCCATCAGGTTTGCATCAGGGTCGTAGACTGTTTTGCTCTTTTCTTCTTCTTCCCTTATGTGGTCAGCAAGCTGTTCTTGCAGTTTGAAAAACTGGGAAAGCTGGACAACGATGTCTGCCATGACTTGCGTTTCGTCAACGGCAACGTAGGCTTCCTTCTTTTTCGCCACAGACTTGGCTTGGGCGGCTGAAGCTGTTCCAAAAAGTTTTTGCCAAAAACTTCTGACTTGCTTTGCATCTAAAACTACCTCGTCAACAGTTTTTTTAATTTCCATAAAAGATGTTTTTGCATCTTTATAGAGTTTGCATCCTTGCTTGATAGCGGCAACACAGGCATTTGCAGCAAACAGGATGCTAAGCGGGTCAATTTACAGCCCCAATATTTTCTTGATTAACTCGCCAGCAAAGCCGGGGCCAAGCAACACAGCCGCAATCACCACATAGAGCAAATACTCAATGCGGGTCATGCGCTTTGAGCCTGACTCAAACGACTTCTCTATGGCTGTGTATCTTTCAGCGCAAACCGCCTCATGCACCGCCAGCCGTGTGTCAGTATCCTCAGTCATTACATACCCTCGCCCTGCACGATGTAGACAGTTGCCGCTGCTGTTGCAAGACCACTGAAAAACGATTCACGACCAAAGCGTAAGATTTCAACAGCACCAGGCACTAGGACAATAGCTGAAGATGGTGTGCCAGCAATCGGCGCAACAGCATTAGCCGTAGCCAATGCAGCCGTGCTACCAATGCCTAAAAACACCGTATAAACGCTGTCATTGATGATTCGGTATTGACCCGTACCCTGTGCATCCAGTCTGCCACTTACCAGCGCCTGAACGCCAGTGGGGGCACTAGCCGCCGCAGGAACTACTACGGTGTCACCAAGCGGTGCAAATGCGATTTGACTGTTTTGTGCCATGTCAGACTCCTTTTGCAGCTTGGGCTGCTTGGTAGGCAGAAATTACTGCGGGAGTGTGAATAGATGCAGCAATGGCTTGCACTTTGGAATCTTCACCACTTATGTCAGCGCCAGGCACGACAACGTGGCGATGGAATTGGCTGCTGATTTCCACACCATTTTCTTTGATAGCGGTTTTTGTGCGAACTTGGATTACGCCAGATTCAATGACTTCAATCAGATCAACAGAGATAACTTTTTCGAGAGACATGATATTTCCTTTTTAGCAGTCAGTTGCGTCAGAAAACTCTGACAGGGTTTTAAGATGTTCGTATGCTTGGGCAATAAAATTCTTACCATTTAAATTTGGAGAAAAAACAGCTTGTTGATTGCTAATTTTTTGACCATCTTTTTCACGATAAATGCCTATCGCAATACACATTTCTTTTTTGTTGCCAGACAAAGAATCAACTTTAATGTATGAATTGACAAACTGCTTATCATCGCCAAAGTTATCTTTGAGAACAATACTTTTTGTAAGCGCCATTTTTATACTCCAATTAAAACCAATTTTAAAAAATTCGTATGTACGACCAGTTGATAGTTGCAAGCGCACCAGTTATTTGTTTGGCTTGAACGTTAGTTCCTGATATTTGAAACAACGATCCACTGCCGCCATCATTCTGAGTCAAGATAACTGGAGAAGTAGCGGTAGCACCGCTATCTGAAACAACCGCCCAAGCGTTAAAAGTAGAGGCTGCGCTGCTTACCCACATTTGAACAATGTATAGACCACCGCTGTCCGCTACGTCAAATAGCGTAGCAAACGTATTGGTGGCAACAGAAACATCCCCGTTAAAACTTCTAAAAACCCCCGATACACCAGAAATAGGATTAGGGTTAAAGTTTCCAATCAATGTTTGAGTGCTGGTTGCAGTATTTACAAACTGATTGTTAAATACCGCAACAGATGGTCTGTTACCGTTTATTGGATTGCCAATTGAAGGGTATGTACCAACCGTAGATTCTTGATAATTTCCGCAAATTGTTCCAGAGTCGCCAGTGCCATTGAAAAACACAAGTTGTGTATAGCTCTGGCGTGTGAAGTTTCCTGAAACAAGAAATCCATTGCTTGAACTATTAAAACGAATGGCGCTAGCGGCGTTACCCCTGCTGAAATAGCCACCAGTAATTGAAATTCCGTTACAAGCTGCGCCCGCTTGCGGGTCAAACATAAAGTCCGCAATTAAACTAAGGATGCCCTCTGTTCGGCATCCAACCATAGAAAGCCCTTGTATCCCACCTTCTACAAGCAATGCATGATTTGCACTTCCTTCAAAGTTGCAACTAAGCATTGTGGTTGAATTTAATCCAGAACCGCTGTTTGCATAAAAACCAATGTTGCCGCCAAAAAAACAGTTTTGAAATGTTGTATGAACAACGTTACCACCTGATAAAACCCTAACAGCACTGCCAGATATAGCCGTTAAAGTATTAAGGTTTGACCAAGTCATCTGATAGTTATTACCTGCGGTGCCAGCAAAGTCCACCCCATTTACGGCTGTACGAACGCTGATATTTTCAAATGTTGATGCAGTAACGTTATTGATGTATAGGCAATTGCAAGCACTGTCACCCATTAGCGTAAAGTTACCGACTTTCATCCCTGTAATTTTTGTGGGATCAGTAATTGACAACAGATAATTTCCTGCGCCTATTCCAACGCCAGTAATAGTAACGCCATTCATTGATTCGCCAATGAAATCAATAGGGCCATCAATTACAAGTGGGGTTTCAATTCGGTAAACTACGCTAACATTAGCAGAAGGTATAAAGACCCCTTTGCTATTGGCAACAGCGTAATCAATTGCAGCTTGAAATGCTGGCGCTGAATCAGTTGCTCCTGAAGGGTCAGCACCATAATCAAGGACGTTTTCATACGCCCCTGAAATCATTGAGTAGGAAACTTTTGTAAGGCTCATTTTGTTTCCTTATGCGGTGTAAGTGCCAGCAATGTTCACATCTGCGCTTGAAAAACTAACATTTGTGAATGCAGCGTTAGCTGATGTTCTAGGTTCTATGCCTGTAGCGACTACTACGTTTCTAACGTGCGTTGAAAGGCTTGCTTGAACATTTACACCACCTAAATATGTATTGCCGTCTGTAACGGGCGTAAATGGAAGATTTGCAAATAGCGTAGAAGTTGTATCTGCGGTTGCTGGAAAACGGCAAAAGATTTCTACAAACACAGTGCGGCCAATTTTTGTATATCGACCAGCAGCAATCGTTAAAGTAACACCCGCAACGGTTGGCGTAAACGTACCTTCCTCATAGTCAGCCAACAACTCGCTTGTGCCTGTGCCCGATGTGGCAGAAAAGTCAATGCCTTTGCCTGATGTGCTAATGACTAGGTTGCCTGTGGAGAGGGATACATCACCAACTAGAGTAGGGGTTGTTGCAAGTACATTGCTACCAGTACCTGTGTTTGTGACGCTAACTACGTTCTTGCTGGCATCCAGTGCCAACGCAGTAGAAGCTGTCAAGTTAGATAGTGTGCTTGTACCAGAAACGGAAAGATTGACAAAGTTACCGTCTGCGCCACCCTCGACTCGCTGCCAAACAGCGCCGTTAAAGGTTGCAAGATCACCTATACCCCAATTGCTAATGCCGTTAAGGTTGGTTGAGCCAGCAACGCTGACAACATAATAATCGCCTTTTGCCCCAACGCTAGATGTGAGGGTAGGAGTGTTGGTTGAAGCATTCCATGTGCCTTTGTAGTTCAAAGCACCAAGTGCGTTTGTAGTGGTTGAGATTGCTTTTAACATGATTTATTCCTCAGAATACAAATTCAATGATAGAGGTGAATGGTGGTGCTTCTGTGAATGTTACATTGCCAGTTGCAAATGTGTAGGTGTTTTGATTCTGATAAACACCGTTAATGTATACCGCCACAGGTCTTGAAGTCACTGAAAAAATTGTCTGTGACCCAGTGCCCGTTGCATTAGTTGCAAGCGAACCACCACCAAAAGCATTGTCATTCAGCGAGGTGTAGACCACCGTGCCGTTCTTGTTCTGCACCTGAATGGAATAATCACTTGCCGCATAAATCCGTGCTGGTGTGCCTTGGTAGACAGGGTAACCCCCACTGGTGCGAATCGGCTGTACGGCGGCAATAGTCAAAGCGGCATTGAAAAATACAGCAATCGGATTGGTAATTGGGTTCAGATTGACCGCGCCAATTAAGATGTAGCCATCTTCGAGCGGCTGTCCATCAGCATCCGCAAATGCTGGATATGGTGGTTCTACTGATATTGCGGACATTTATGGATTCTCCTGTGAGAGTTGACGCTCAGTTTGAATTGCAGACTGCAAGAACTGTATCCGTGCATCCAGCGCTTTTGGCAACTTAACTGCGTCTGCAAATTTCTGAAACGATTGTGACATAGCAGTACTACGCAGGGTAGCGTTACTTGCTTGTCCTGATGTTGCCGCCTCAATCGCCAGTTTCTGAAAGGCTGGGTCAGCAAATAATTTTCCTGCTGCCTTAAGAGAATCCTTGTTACCTTGGGTCAATGCGCTTGTAATCATCGAAGTTGCGCCAGCCGCAATAGGACCACTAACAGCCGCAGCACCTGTGACAGCAGCTTTGGCAAGTGTGCTTTCCATAATCTTACCAATCAGACTTTCTGCTTGAATTCCTTGCAAAAGTGCTTGGTTTGCTTTTCCAGTTGTCAAGACATTGGCTCTGGCTTCTGTGACACGCTTAGACACTTCAAACAAATCACGCAATACATCTGCCGAGTCTTTTCCAAGGGTATCAACAATAGTTTTGAAGACTGGTGGATTAGCTCTTAGTTTAGGATAAATGTCGGCAAACTCAGAAAATCCAAAGCCGCCCTTCTCAGCACCTCTTGCTGATCTAGTTACTGAGGCCAAGGCAGTTGCCAAAGTCTCTTTTCTTAAATCATCTGGCACTGTTTTAAGTAATCGATTAAATTCACCAGTATCACCTTTTGCAGCACTTGTGATTGCTGTACGCATCTTATTAGCAACACTGCCTTCAATGTCCTGTCCAAATGCGTTGACGATACGCTTGCCTAATGCACGTTCTTTTGCATATAACAAGTTCGCAGCACGCAATTCTTGGCGCAATGTTTCGCCGCCAATATTTCCCACATTTGTAAGTTGGTCATCAGCCAGTGCCGCATAAAGGCGTTTTAAATCAGCTTCAGCCATGCTTCCGTAGGGCGATTCCAGCTTATTTAGTGCATTGCCAATTAATGACTTTTCTCTTTTTAATCGACCATATGTTACGTTCCCAGCCTCAACCATTTTTGCTAAATTACGTTCAGCAGCAGACATTCCAGTATCACCAACTTCGGCTTTTACAGCATCAAGCGTTGCTTTCAGTTTAGGTAAGTCAACAATAGTGGTTTTAGGAACTTTTTCGTCAACTGAGTTATAAACTTTGCCAGCCGCTGTATTTAAGTCTGAACGAGTTTTTGTTAATGTGTCTTTAATCTTTTGAGATACCACAGCAGGAGCAACAGCGCCCTCAACAAAAGTGGCATCAAATTGCTTTATCACATCATCGGCTTTGTCGACAGCTTGCGTAACCGTATTACGCCATGCTGCTTCGGCTTCACCGCCAGCAACAGACCGTGTTAGACCAGCCGCTGCCCTGACTTGTGGATTGTCACTAAACACATCGGCAGGCAGTTCTATGCCAAGTCTCTCTGCTGATTCTTTTGCTGCAACATTAACTTGAGCAAGATCAGCCAGCCTATCCCTTGCGGCTGAAGAACCAAAGCCTGTGCCTGATGCTTTTTTGACCAGACTACCAACCTCTTCCTCGGCAACTTGAGCAACAACTGGTGCTACTGTTGGGGCTGGGGGTATTTCTACTGTAGGCAGTGGTGCTTGCGCTTCAGGGGTAACACTCATGGGTGGTTCAAACGCTGGCTCTACCCTTGGCGCAACAGGTGCTGGTTGGCCTCTAACCCTACCGGCAACACTTTTCACAGCCGCCACTACTGGTGGCACAGCCTTTTGAATAATCTGCCCTACTGGGCCTGTGGCGGCTGCTAAAGCAATGTCTGTTGGGTTAATTTCACCACCAGTTGCCGCTTGTGTTCCCTCAATACCTAATTGTGTTAATCCAGCTTTGCCTGTCGCACCTAAAATTGTTGTCGCCCTGCCTGCTGGGGTAAATGCCAATACACCACCAACTGCACGGGGTATATCACCAACAGAAAAGCCAGGCGGGATTGCATATTCTTTTTGGTCAACACTTGAACGCAGAATGAAGTTACCTTTTTCATCCTGCCGCACACCAAGTTGCGGAAAGTTAGATTGCAAAATCTGCACCGTTTCTTTCGGGTTTGACACCAAACTACCCAATGCAGATTTGAACGATGCCACACTCAGTTGATTGAGTTCTGGCATGGTTGTCCACTCAGGCAATGCTTGCGTCTCTGGTGTTGCTCTAGCACGGCCAGTAATTGATTCACCAATACTTTCCAAAAAACCCATTTTTGCTGGTTCTTGTGTTGGTGCTGGTGCGGCTGATTGTTGTTCAGCACGGATTGCCGCAACTCTTGCTTTTAAGTCAGGAGAATCAGCAGGAACATCATCAGGGATGTTGTTAACCGTTATGCCATCTTTGGTGGTTATTGAATATGGCATATCAATAATCCACAGTTACATTGCGTTGATTAGCCGCTGGTGGTGCGCTAGGCAAAGCCTCTACATTATCTAAAAACATTTGTGCTGTTGGGCTTTTTGATGCGGCAGAACTTAGTAGTTTTTTGCTTTTAGTATATTGGGCGTTTGCTGCACGTTCTGCAACATTAAAAATAATATCCAATTCGCCTTTTGAAAAACTTATATCGCCACTACGGGCTTGCAATAAAAGCGCCTGCTCTCTGTCTGTGATTGCACCTTGACCAGTCAACATTGATCGTGACTTCAAAGCCATTTCAGAGAGTCCTTGTATCAATTCTCTAGTTGCATTTATTTTCTTATCGCCAGTAAAACCTAATGCTTCACCAATCCTATTCGCATCAAGACGAACATTCGCCAATGGGCCTGTTATGGCAATACCTAATGCCTTACGATATCTTGGTAAGTCAGTTAACTGAGTTGCCGCTGAATTAGCTTGGTTGTAAAGGTCAGGCACTAATTTGCCAAGTTCACTCTCTGCTGTTTTTTCTAGATTAGTAACATTTACGTTTGTTACTGCGCCCGCAGGTTTTTTTAGAACTTGCAGTGAAGAAAATGTTTTTTGTTCCTCTGGTGTTAGATTTGCAAAATCAAGTGCTTCTTGCACGCTTGGGGCAAGTTTTTCTTTATTGGCTTTATCAAGTTGAGCTTGTGCTAAGGGACGTGCAAATTCTGCTGTCACTCCTGCGGCTTTTGCATCGGCTTCTAATTTTTCTAGAGTTGGCTTTGCTTGTTTTTGCTTTTCTAAGGTTTCAACAACTTTGCCAAATTTTTCTGGGTTGAGCAAAGTCAAGGCAAAGTTTGTCTGCGCTTTGGCTTTTTTAACTCGGTCTGGGTCATCTACGTTTGACAGAATTTGTTGTACCTGACCGTAAACCGATGGTGGTAGGTTTGATTTTTTCCTTGCATCCACTGTTTGCGTCAGTAGGCCAAGTGCAATCTCTGGTTTATTGTTTTCAAGCGCAACAGCTACATCTCTGCCAATGTTAAATTCAGAATCTTGTTGTTCTTGAGTGAATCGACTTGCCACATCTTTTATCGCTTCTCTTTGTTGCGGGTACTTCAATGAAAAATCATTAAATGCCTTCATTGACGGGTTGTTTAATATCTGTTGTAAATCAGTCTTGTAAGCCGCCTTTATTTGCTCAGCTTGTTCTGACGCGACACGCTTTTCTTGAATTTCTCGAATGCTTGTTCCAAGTTGTAAGCCGCTGAGTAAGCTCTGCCCAAGATCAGGCTGCGGTATTTGCGACATGTAATTGATTGGTTGCACCATAATCTCACCTTAAAAAGGGCCAAGTGGCACTCTTGAGGGACCAAAGCCACCCATGCCTGCAACAGTTCCACCAATTTGCAAAAGTTGACCAAAGGTACGCCCAGGCACTGACCCCGCCGCAATCTGACCACCCGCTGTTGCTGCGCCTTGCTGACCTAAAAGACCAGATACATTTGCACCAAGTTGCTGACTTGCACCAGCTTGACCAGCAGCCGAGGCTTGCCCTCTTGAAAATATATCCGATGTCACACCCAAACCAGTAGCTGATAAACCGCCCAACCGCCCGTATTGCTGTTCAATCAAGCTTGACAAAAGCTGCGGGCGAAACTGGCTTAAAGCACCTTGGATATTGCCACCGCGCAACCCACCTGTGGCTGAAGCACGTTGTAGCAATGCTTCTTCGCCTTGTTGTGCCAAACTTTTAAATGTTTCGCTACCACTCAATCGCTCAATGGCAGCACGTTCTTCTTCTGGCCCTCGTAAACCCAAAAGTGCTTGCTGTTGTTCAAATGATCTAGCCCCTGCTTCTTCAAAAGGCGCAAGTCTTGTTAATGCCCCAGTGCCTGCTGTGACATAAGGTGACATCAGCTCAACAAACTTATCAAACTGCCTGCGCTGTTCCTCAATAGCCGCTTGCGCTGCTGCCGCTTGCGTTCTGCTGGCTGCTTCACCTGCTTCACCAGCTTGTTTTGCGCCAGTTATGCCGCCAAAAATATCACCAATTAAATCGCCAACAAAACTCATATTGCGCCCCATTCCTGTCGGGTCATACCCAACATATAGACATCTTTGACTTTGCCATTTTGAATACAGGCACAGCGCCTGCAACCCTCTACTTTGAAACCCAACTTGATGCAATAGTTCTTTGCAGTTTCAAGTCCTTCAATAATGTAAGCAGTCACCCGCAAGATTGGTTGAGCAAAAGCCCATGCAAGGCAGGCTAACCCGAGAGTACGAGATTCTTTTAGGGCTGATTTTTTAAGTAACGCATGAAGTTCTAATTCGATTGCGCTTTGCTTAATAACAATAAAAGCACCAACAAATGAACCGCCAATCCAAGCCGATAGATAGGTCACGTTTGGATGTTGGATTGGTGCAGCGGGGCGGTGGTCATGTCCAACCTTTGTGATGTACGGGTCTGAATAGACCTCCATCAAATGCTGCTCTGTGATTCCAAGCGTAACCATGCACAACTCCTATATAGGGTAGGCCGCTGGATGCCATAACTCAGCGGATTGATTTTCGCACAAATTGACAAAAGGTCAATATTCTTCTTCTTCATCTTCCCAAGCCTGACAAACCCGCATATCGTTGCAGATAAAGTTCAGCTTTTCGCAATGCCCACGATACCCATATCCAGTGTCATACCCAGCCATCGGGATTCGTTCAATCCGCACTTGGGTCATCAAGCTGTTGTCGTAATAACCACAGTTCGAGCAATGCTTGCGCCTTGCGTCTTTTGCGTCACACTGCATGGCCTCTGCCAGTGAATCATAAAACTCAGGATTTGCCTTTGGGTCGTTGCTGGGTTCTTCAGGTCCATAGTGCCAATCTTTCACCGCAATCAGGAAATTGGCTTTATTCTCAGCAACAGTTAAAAACTCTTCTTCGCTTGGCAAGCCCATGAAACCCTTGGGCATCATCATAAAATCTTTCATTTTCTACTCCTTAAGAAATTTCTCTGCCTGATGCTCGAATGGTCAAGGATGTTGCCGCCCCTGCAAGCGTGGATATAAAACCACTAGCCTCTAATGCTTGCCCCACCAACTCAGGACAGGTGTAGGTCTCATCGGGCACGATGGTTCGCGCATCAATAATCAGGTTCGATGCCCCTGCTGACCCAGACGCAGTGACCAAATTGCAACTAAAAGTCACATTGTTGCCGCTGGTGTTAGTCACAGTGAACTTGTCAATAATTGCCTTGACATTTGTTGCTGTGTATTGAGTGGTCTGTGCGTTTTCTGCCTGTTTCGCAGGGATAAGTACTTTTACTGTTACGGTCATAGGACACCTTCTATGTTGTTGTTTACTGTCAGAATTATGGACGGGATTGCAGGGACTGGTGCGGTTGCTGGAACGGCTAAAACTTCAACGCTTAAATCAGTGACTGAAAACATTACCTCAACATAGTCGTTAGCTTTTAAATCTAAAAATAAATTGTAGGCTGAGAAAATCTCGGCGTTGTTTCCCTGAATACGGATAAACCCTGCACTGTTGGCAATATTTACACCGTTCAACCTGAACCAAATGTAGAACTCCGCAGTGCCGCCTGATGTTTTATCTATTTGAAAGCTGAGAGCAAAGTTGTATAAACCCTCGCTATCGACCACGATTCTTGATGTAGGGCTACCAATAAATACTCCATTGCTTAAGTCAGTCGTGTTGAATGTGATTGCTGTTGCGGTGTTGATGACTGTTGCCGTTTGTGTGGTGGTGTCAAAAAACGACCCATACCTTGCCCGTTTGAACTCTCTAGGCGGCGGGGTCATCTGCAAACCATCAACTGCTTTATTCAACTTGTCCACCAGTGCCAAAGCCTGATTTGCTTTGCTTTCAGCTAATGCCACCGTCACTGCCGTTTCTTGCGCCAGCAATGCAATCCTGTCTAGTGCGTCTTGTGCCTTTGCCCCTAATGCCGCATCATTAACTTCAGTCTCTTGCGCCAAAGCAATAATCTGCGCCAGTGCATCATTTGCTGTTGACTGGGCTGTTCCTGCGGCAATATTTATCTCAACCACCACATCAGGCGCAATCGCATCCACAGTCGCAAACAATAACTCAAACTGCCTGATTTGTTGTTGGTCAGTCAGGAATGTGGCAAGCTGGTCTCGCGTCAGATTCAGCTTACGAGAAACTGGTGCGGTTGCCATCAGTACGCCAATGCTTCTATTTGTGCTTCAAGTCTTACATAAGACACATGGGCATCACTGTCGCCACGGAAACGCTGTATGCGCCAGTTCCTCATATGACCCTGCTGAAACCATGCAAGGCGCTTCTTAGTGTTGCCAATCGTGCCAACCGAAATAAACTTTTCTTGGCTGTATGCTTTGCCATCCAGCGAGTAACTGGTGCTGATTTGTGGATTCTTACCAAGTGCAATACTGCCAGTTAAGCTGACAAGTTCCATCTCGTTGAATATTGCCCCGTTGCTCTCGTTGTAAACAATCAGTGTTCCAAACTCCCAATAGACTTGCTGCCCCCAGTGATGGCCTATGTCCTGCACTAAGTAGCCAATATTTGTACTTTGCGGGTCACCCACCATCCACTTGTCGTATACCCAAACCATGTTTCTAGCACGATATTGTGAAAGACCCACCAAGGTACTCACCAAAGTGAACCAAACAGGGACTTGCAAAGCCTCGGATGCGGCTGCGTCATAAACCAAAGTCTGGTCAGGCAAATGCACATAAAGGTGCTGATGACTTTTGTCGTTCCTTGCTTCCAGCTTAACCAAAGCCAACTGCGCCTCGGTGTATTCCAACAGAATATTGTCAATCTCTTGCGTGCTTATTTTTGTTGTAACTGCAGATGCACCGACGTAAATACTTGGGGCTTCGTTTCTGCCACTGCCCAAAAATGCTACGCGTTCAATAAACACACAGCAAGCAAATGTACCCACAACGCCTTTTTGTATCTGTGCGCCATCAATCCGTGCAAATGGAAACAAATCACCGCCCACATTGTCGAATACCTCAATCGTGTTGCGGTTCAGTGCATAGACCTCATTTCGCAGCTTCAGCAATGCCACCACTGGGTCAGGGTCAACCTCTGAACTGCCGTACTTCAACGGATTCACAACCAGCGGGTTGGATAACTCTGTGACTATAAGAAACTCGCCATCCGTGGTCATGAAGTATCCATCAACCCACACCACATCCAGCACCACCCCAAGGTCAGGGTCTGTGACTTGGGTCAGCGTTGTGCCGTTCCAGTAATACAGCCGCCCACCCGATGCTATTGCCAACTCGTCAAAGCTGTAATCAAAAGTCACCAGTTGATCTGTTGGTCCACCTACATCACCCAATGTGGTCACTGTACCCGCGCTGTCAATCTCAACAAACTTTGTACCCATCACCCGATATAGACCGCCTTGCCAGTTGATGCCGCCACGATCAATGCCTGTTCCTGTGCCGTTTGCCACAATCCCATCGCCTGGTCGCAAAAAGCCATTGCTGATGCCTGATTGTTTTGGCACAGGCACAAGATTGACTGGGTACGATGTACGCAGTTCAGGTGTGTTGTCGGTGTAAATACCGTTCAAGATAGGTATTTGCATTTACTTGGCCTTGTTTCGGGCAGATATTTTTTTTGCTTTGGCTTGAGCATCTGCCTTTGAGGTAGCCCCCCAAGCCCTCAAACTCAACAGCAGGCGGGTAGGCTTACCGTCTTTGTATTCAGGGCCAGCATTGCCACCCATACGGGCTAGAAAAGATGCCCTGCGGGGGTTATCACCAGTCTTGACTGGTGGCTTTAAATTCATGCCCTCGGCCTTTGCCGCAGCCCTACCCTTGGCGTTAAGTCCACCACGGGGATTCTGGCCCTCTTTGCGTGCATAAACGGGGGTTTTCATCTAAAACTCTTGATCTTTTCGGCAACCTTTTTCGGTTGCTTTGCAAACTGTTTGCCAGCTTTTGTGGCTTCACGCTTTGCCCGTGTCGTTGCTGCATACTCAGCAGGGGTCAATGCTTTGATGGCGGCTGCTGGCAAATATCTTTCGCCCGTTTCGGACGATGGCTTGCCTGACTTAGTGCGCCAGTCCTGCTTGCCCCAGTCTGACAGTGACTTTTGCGGGGCTTTCATTTTTTGGCTTTTTTGGGTGGTGTATGTTTAAGGTTCACACTTGCAGCCGTGTGCGTTGCACCAGTCATCACCTTGCTGCCAATCTTATGTACTGGGCCTTTGTAGACTTTGCCATCAGGCAAGTAATGCGCTGTCTTTTTAGTCACGATAACCACCGCCTTTTTTCTTGTACTCTACCGCCAGCAGTTGGGCTTTACGGGCTGACCATTCGCCGGGGTCGCCACCCTTTGTCCCTGCCTTGATTCGCTCAAACAGGGCTTTTCGCATGGTTGGTTTTGTGTAGTTGCCAGCCGCATTAACAGAGGATTTGGGTTTGGTTGCCATTACGCACTCACAGCTTTAATGACAGCAAATGCAATAACAATAGCTTCAGATAAAGAACCCAAAGAAATATTGCGCACGTTAATGCTTGCTGACCCTGCCGCTGACTGAGCATTAAGCAAATAAGAACCAGCAGTGCCGCCACTAATATGATTCATTACCAAAATGTCGCCAGCCTCGATTACAGTGTTAGTTAAGGTGAAACTCACAGTTGTTGAAGCAGCTAATGCAGCAGCGTCTAATGTAATTTGCCCTGTGGATTTGCTTAATGTTACCGCTGTTGCTTTGCTAGTAAGTTGCGTTACAACACCACCAGCCCCAGTTGCATAGCCTTGCTTGCCTGTACCTGTGATAACTTGATTGCCAGTAGTTGATAGGCTTGTGCCAGTAGCCGCGCCGATGACTGGTGTCACCATGACCATACTTGTGGATGTGCAGGCACTGATGACACCTGATGCAACTGTGCCCAGTGCTGGCGTGACCAAAGCTGGGCTAGTAAATGTGCCAGTGCTGACAGTTGGGTTTGTGATTATTGGCGTTGTCAAAGTTGGACTTGTTGCAAACACCAACAGGCCAGTGCCAGTCTCATCGGTCATTGCAGTCCGTAGATTTGCACTCGATGGGGTCGCCAAGAAAGCCTGTATGCCAGCGGCTAAAACTAAGCTCGTATTTAATGCGTACCAACTGTTTGTTGGTTGGTAGTATCGAATTTCAGTTGCTGCACCAGCAGCCAACGTAGTTACCGCACCATAAATTGCTGTCGCGCCATTCAGGGCAATAGTCAGCGAGGTAATTTCTTGGGTGCTTGAAATAATGACCGTAGTGCCATCAGGCACACCAGTATTTAGCGGTAGCGTAATTGTGCCCGTTGCCAGCAATCCAGCGGGTTGCAGCAGCATCCATTGCTGTTCTGCAACAGGGGTCGGCACGGTGATGTTGAAACCGTTAGCAGGCACAAAAAGATTCACCGCCAAAGTTGGCGATGCAAAACTTTGCTGAAAAAACGTTAGCAAACTGCCGATAGAGGTACGTCTTGCATCACCATTGTTGGGCGAATAAACGGGTAATTGATCGCCACTTGAAATGACATTCAAAACTGGCAGTTGATTGATCGTTGGCATGATTGTCCTTAGTTATATTCGAGAGGCCCATCAGGGCCAGCATCCACGGGGAAGTAAGGTGGGCGCACATACGGATTGTCGTAGACCCTCCACGGCTTATTACCAGCGCCAGCAGGCATGGTTGCAGGCAGTTGCTGTTCAAGCGGGAATGTGGCTCTTTGTAACAGGATGTCATAACCCTGCTTTGCCGTAGTCTTGGTCTCAATCATCACTTGCTTGCCAAAACTTGGCGCAAGCCTGATACCTAGACTGCAAATTATTGCTTCATAAGCCGAATCAGGCACTAAAGTTTCTTCATCTAAGCTGCTGTCTTGTGGGCTGGATGGCAAAGGGTAACCCAAGCGGATGCCCTTTGCGTTCCAGTCTGCCATCATTGCATCAAGGCGGCGCAAGGCAGATTCAAGTTGCTCGGGCTGCAAGTCGAATACATAAGACGCAAGGCCAATTTCTTCAAAGGCTGCGCTTATGAATTGTCGTTTGGAATAGCCCATGTCAACTCCTCAATGTGTTTAAGTAGTGTCGCATCTGACCAGCGTTTGTCAACCTTCAAACCAATCGCTTCAGCCTGTTGTAGCATTTCCTCGCGGGTTGCCGGACCGTCCTCAACAGTCTCAACAAGCGGCTCATCGAGCACTATCTGTGAGCCAATCGGCGATGGACGAATCTGTTTCGTTGCCTTGCGCTCTGCTATCTGCGCCTTTTTCAGTTTGCGCTTTTGCAGCCGCAACTCTTTCCACGGGGCAAGAGCCTTTGTTTTAATAATTGCGGCTGACTTTATCATTTCATCTTTTTCATTGACTTAGTTGCTGGCTTTTTCATCATGCCATACGCCATAGCAACGGCTTGCTTTTGAGGCTTGCCTGCTTTCATTTCTTTTTTAATAACGTCCGACATTTTTTTGTCGCCCTTACCCATTTTCATTGTGTGTCCTGGCATTTTGCTCTCCATGTAAAACAGGCCAACATTTCTGCTGGCCTGTCGGGTTGATTAACTTATGCGATAAGCGATGAAGGTATCAGCGGCAGTTTTGCGTAAGCGGAAACGTGCGGATGCACCAGAGGTTGCAGCAGTTGCAGCAGAGCCAACAATGGTTACACCTGTGTTGACCGTGATGGTCAAAGCAAATGCAGCCAAAGTAATGACGCTAAAGTCAAATGCCTCACCAATTGCCCACTCAGTTGCCAAGTCAAGGTTTGCACCTGTTGGCAGTTGGATGGAACGGGTTGTCGTAGGCGTTGCAGTAACGATACCAGTCAGGACATTGGCTGCGGTGGCAATCATTGAGCCGCCATCGGCTATGTCAGCAGGCGCACCCTGAAGTTGCCAGTTGCCATCGTCACTGATAACTGGGGCAACACCAACTGCGTAGTTCGCACCCGATGCACCAGCTTGAATAATCACGTTGGTGGCATTGGTAAATGCGCCTGACACAAAGGTGGTGTTCTCAACTACCGACAACAGGTCGTTTGCATCAGGAAAGTTGGGGAAACCAACTTCTTGAAACACACTTGCGGCTGAGTAGGCTTGAACGGCAATTTTTTCGCCTGCGGGTACGGCAACAGTGACTGTACCTTGTGTAAAGATTACGTTGTAACTCATGATGGCTCCTTAGACTTGACCGAATAGCAAGATACCAGACATTTCTGGCTGCTTATTGACCACGCCAAACAAAGTATCCAAACGATACTTGGTTTTCATGGTGTTAACGTCATACTGCTTTTGCATGACCAGTTCGATGCCTTGATCTGTTGAGGCACGCATCACTGCGACACCAGCATCAGACGGGACAGCGTAACGACCAGGCAGAATCTCCAATGCATCTTTCTGCCAAAAGCAGTTAATTGGTGCAGTTGTGGTATTCAATCTGTTGATTGTGCGACCAGAAGCAGCAGTTACGATACAGTTTTGATACTGTAGTTCTGCATCAGTTCCACCTTGAGCCGAAATAATCGGAGGTGTAATCACACAGGTTGTTGCATTGACCACTTGCACAACACGGAAGGTTTTGGAGAATCCAGTGCCTTGTTTGGTAATGTGATGAACAGCCTCAACGCCTGTGATTTCAATGGCAGTTCCAGCAGGCAAGTCGGTGGTGCTTGACACGGTAATCGTTTGGAAACGATTGTCAACGTTTTGCGTTTCACCAGTTGCTGCTGTAGATGTTGCCACAGGCACATAAAAGTTATTAGCCGCAGCCAAAGTGCTCATCGTTGGGTCAGCACCAGTTGCACCAGTCAAACGATTTGCATAGTCCAGCTTGTAGGTCTCAAAGCCTGCAACCATTCCAACAAAAGAACGCTCAAAAGCGGTGTTGGACTTAGTGCCTGCAAAACTGCGACTTACGGATGCACCACCAGTACCACCAGCAATATTGCCAGCGATGCCGTTGTAGTCACGACTTGACAAAGCTAAGTAACGATCAAAGGCTTGAACGCCCTGTTCGTTCATGATTGAGTCGCACAAAGCCACATCGTCATAGTCACCAGCGGCAGTGCTCACGGTCACGACCAGCGAGCCTTGAGCTGCTGCCACGTTCATGATTGCGATGTTGATGTCAGATGCCAGCTTCTGCTTTGCCGCTTCACCCAAGCGACCTTCTTGCAACGCATCGCGCAATTCCAAAGCATCAAGAATGAACGGCACAGACTTTTGAAAGCCCAATGTCGCTGGTACTGAAAGCTGTGTGTATGCGGTGAAGTTGTTGGTCTGGTCCATGCCATCATACGACTGTGCAATATAAGGCTGTGGACGATAGATGACGTTGTTGGTGCGTTCCATCATCGAACCATCTGTGTTGTAGATGGAAACGTTGCGGGACAAAACTAAGGCATCGTTAAAGCCCTCAAGAATGTCCTCAAACGCTACGCGTTCTTCCTTACTGAATGAATTACTCATGAAAAGCTCCTAATTTGTTTATTTGGATGCTGCTCTTTTTTGCGCTTTGTACTGGATGACTTTTGTCATGTTGCCAGTACGCTCTGCATCTGCTCGCAGCCGTTCAAGTGTTGAGTCCACCGCACCCGAAGATCGTCCAGTACCTGTAACGATTCTCTCAGGGGCGGGTGCTTGCCTTCGGTTTGTAACTTTCAAGTCTTTCTCCAGTTTTGCTACCGCAAAAGCAAACTTTACGGGGTCTTTGATTTCAGCCAACTCCTTAGCTTTTGCAGGGTTCTTACCAAGTGCGTAAACAACGAGTGCAGGGTTATCTGCACCTTGCAGCAAAACGCCTTGCTGGGTGATAGAAAAAACTTGTTGAGCAACTTCTTCAGCATCTTCAAAGTCCTTCACTCTTAGCTCGGCTTTCGCCTTGCCATAACCATCCAACTTGGCTTGCCATGCTTTCTGCTGATTCATAACTTCAGCTTCTTGCTTGGCGTTAACATCATCAGCTTGTCGCTTGCGCTCAAACCAATTTGCCATTGCTACCTCGTATGCTTCAGCGTCATAGTCGTGCTCTTCCAGCTTTGGCTTATTACCTATCACCACTGGTTTGATCTCAGGTGGTGCGGTTTGTAGCTTGCCTTGCAATTCACGATTCTGCCGTTGCAGTTCTCGGTTCGTCTTACGCAACTCTTTTACCCATTCAGGCGCAGGAATATGTTCTTCGGGAGGTGGCGCTTCCTCACCAATACTGACAACAACTTCTTCGATTTCTTCGGTTTCGTCTTCGTCAACAATGTTAATGACTTCGATTTCTTCCTCGTCTAACTCGACTTCATTGTTTTCAATTACTGCCTTTTGATTCATCTTTGACCCCATTCAACTCACCCACTTTGAACGGCTGGGTGGTTGCCGTTTGTTTGATTCTCGCTTGTTTTTTACTG